TTCTGGTTTAGCTGGACAATCTGCGGTATTGCAAAGATGGAGAAATAACACAGACGTTACTCTAGCATCTATCGATCAAACTGGTAAGCTTACAGCTGAAGGTGGAGCTTTATTTAAGAATGTTGTAAATGTCAATAATAATAAGGTTACAAATGTTGCAACTCCAACAGAAGATGCTGATGCTGTTAATAAGCTTTATGTAGACCAAGCTATTGCTGGTTTGGCATGGAAAGAGGCCGTACACCTTATTGCCCACGGTACTGGAGCAAACGTAGCACTTACTGGTGCAACTAATACCCTCGTTATTGATGGACACCCTGCACTTGTTCAAGCAGATTCTGGTATCTATAGAATCCTTCTTACCGCACAAACCACAGCTTCTCAAAATGGTATTTATCTTTATACAGATAATGGAACTAACTATACACTTGTTCGTGCTACCGATGCAGATACCCCAGCAAAGTTGCAAGGTTCAACAGTGTACGTGCAGGAGGGCACACTTTACGGAACATCTTCATGGGTACAGTCTAATTACACTATGGATGCTTTTGAAGAGCAGGTCTGGGTACAGTTTTCTGGTGCATCTCTGATTACTGCTGGTAATGGTTTGGTCAAAGACGGTAACTTGATTGATGTTGTTGGCACAGCAGATCGAATTACGGCTAATGCAGACTCTATTGATATTGCCTCTACCTATGCTGGTCAAACCTCTATTGTTACCCTTGGAACCGTCACTACTGGTACATGGGAAGCTTCTGTAATTGGTGCGACAAAGGGTGGTACTGGACAGTCTTCATATTCTGTTGGAGATATTCTTTATGCAAACAGTACAACAACTTTGGCTAAGCTTGCACCTGGAACATCTGGATTCCCACTTGTTTCTGGAGGATTTAACACAGCTCCATCTTACGCACAGGTTGGAACAGCTGGTATTGCTAATGATGCAGTTACATATGATAAGATGCAAAACATGGGTGGTCAGTATAGGGTTCTTGGACGTATCCTTTCTGGCGAGGGTAACGTTGAAGAACTTAATCCAGACAACCTAATGACAGTAATCAATCAAGGTAACACTGACATTTCATTTAATCTTCTTCCTGTTGGAACAACTTCTACTACTGTTGCACAGGGTGACCACACTCACACACTGGATAACCTTAGCGACGTTCAAATTTCTGGCACCCCTGCACTTCGACAGGTACTTAAATATGACGGTACTAAGTGGATTAACGAACTTCCTTCTGGTGGTATTTCTATTGGGGCTACCCCACCAGTAGACGCATCTTCTGGTGATGCATGGTTCGACTCTACAGATGGTTCTCTCTATGTTTATTATGATGATGGTACTGCTAGCGTAGTAACAAGAACCAACTTGATTATAAATCCAAGTTTTGAGGTTAATGTATCTGGATGGACTGGCAACAACGGTAGCACCGTTACTCAGTCATCGGCAGAATTTTATTCTGGAACAAAGTCTGCAGCTGTTTCGGTAACACAAGGTAACTTTGGTCAAGGTGTTTACTATAATAATCTGCCAGTACAAATTGGACAAACCTATGTTATTTCGATATATGCAAAGTTGCAATCTGGAGCAACATACCAGTTACTTTCTTGGGACGCTTCAAGTGCATCCCAGATTTATACAGGTACTGGTGCATGGCAAAGATTATCTATTGTTTGTAGCTCGACAACAACAACAAATTTAAATTTTGGTCTTAGGTATCAGGGTGATGGAACATCTGTTCACACATTCTATGTAGACGCAGCTATGGTAGAAAATTCAGCAACTCTTGGTTCATATTTTGACGGAAGCACCGCAGGTGCATCTTGGACTGGTACAGCAAATGCAAGCACTTCAACTTTACCAACAGGTGTAGTTGTTGGGTCTTCTGCTCAATGGGTACAGGTAAAGGCTAACTCAGCTCTTGAGGCTTCTATTCTTACCCGTATGTCGGCGGTAGAGGCAAGAAGCACTAAAATTGAAGCAGCTAATGCTGTTAGAGTAGCTAATGCTGCTGAACGTAATTCTGTATACCCTGCTCCTGTTCAAGGTAACACTGTATTCCGTGCAGATCTGGGGTATGAAGAAAAGTACTACGCAGCCTACAATGCAACCACCAATCCAGATGGAACTCGTGGTACGGCAGGGTGGTATCGATACAATGGTGGAGCACCTTTAAGCTATAACTACTTACTTAATGCAAGTATGGATATTTGGCAACGTGGAACAAGCTTTGCTAACTTTACTACAACTAGGTATACTGCAGATAGATGGTATGTAAAACCACTAATTGGAGCCGAAGTTGGTATTACTAGATTATCTGGTTTAACAGCTTCTAGTATTTCTCCAGCAGAAGGAATTGATAATGCATTAAGCTTTAGCGTAAATACTGCTGGTGGAGCTAATGTAATCCAGATTATTGAAAACTTAAATTGCGAAGCTTTAACTGGTAAGACTGTTACTGCAAGTGCTTATGTTAGATCTCTAGATATTGCAAATACTATGGGAATAGCAATTCAGTCATCAACAACTATCGATGCTGGTGATGGTGCTACTTGGACTACCGCTGCAACAGCCACATTCTCTGTTCCTCAATCTACGTCTTGGACAAAGGTTGTTGTCACTGGAGTAATTCCATCAAATGCAGGAACTGTGCGTGTCGTTGTTGACATGGGAACTTTAAATAAAAATTCTGTGTACCAATTAACAGGAGTACAATTAGAAGAAGGACCAGTAGATACAGCATTCCATCGTAACCAATCAAACATTCAAGCAGAACTCGCAGCATGTCAGAGGTATTACTACCGACTAAACGTATCGAGTGTTGGAACTACAGGTAATCCACGCTTGGCTACAGGTGTTGTTCTTAATTCAACGGCAGCCGAGTATGCAATTAAATTTCCAACCCCAATGAGAATAGTTCCCACTTCATTTGATAGTTCTAATGCTAATACATTTGCGACTTATAACGCTGCATCAAATGTTTTAAGAGGTAGTGCTATAGCATCTGCTACTAGCGATAGTAGCAATGAAACTGGACACCTTCAACTAACAATTACAGGAGGAAGTATGACACAGAGTCAGGCAGTACAGTTGCTTAACTATGGTGGAACTTCTTGCTATCTAGGATGGTCTGCGGAGCTATAATGGCACTAGATTTTCCTGCTAACCCAACTAATGGACAAGTATTTGGATCATACATTTGGTCTTCCGCAAAAAGTGCATGGCAGGCAAAGGAAGAATCTGCAGCACCAGCTGTTGTTTCACCAGTGCCACCAACAACTTCAAATACAGGAGACATCTGGGTAGATTCCTCTGACGGTATTGCATATGTTTATTACAATGATGGGACATCTGGTCAATGGATTGAGATGATTTCTTCGGGGGTAGTCTCACTAGCCAGTAAAGCAAACCTAAGTGGTGGAAATATATTTCTTGGAACACAGACATTCGATACTCCTGTTGCAATCTCTTCCGGAGGAACTGGGGCAAATAGTTTGTCTGGTGCACAAACCAATCTTCAAATACAAACAAGTCCAAACTATCTAATCAACGGTGCTTTTGATTTTTGGCAAAGAGGAACTTCTTTTACATCTACGAGTTATGGTCCAGACAGATGGTGGCTACCAATTTCTGGCGGAACCACTTCTCAAGAAACAGCAGATTTGCCACCTGGTTTTCAATATGGGGTTAGGTACACTACCAGTGGTGCTTCTCAGTTTGGCCAGTTTAATCAGCCAATTGAGACAGCACAAGTAATTCGTTTGCGTGGTAAAACTGTAACTTTGTCTGGGTATATAAAGATAACTGGAAGCTACACTGGAAACTGGATATCTCAGGCACTGTACTCTACCTCAACAGATGCTTATGCGTCTCAGACAACTCTTGTTCCTGGATCAAATAAAAATGTAGCTAACTCAGCCACCACATCATGGACTAGATTTTCCAACACATTCGTGGTCCCATCTGATGCTATGGGGCTAAGGATAGAAAATATTCCAGACTCAGTGCAACCATCTGGTGTTACAATCAGAATGACTGGCATACAACTTGAAGAGGGATCTGTGGCGACACCATTTAGAAGAAATCAAGCAAATTTGGATGCAGAATTTCAGGCATGTCAAAGATATTACTATCAGATAGTTAGACAAAATGGAAGTTCTTCTTGGGCCGCTCTTCCAATTGGTTGGACACCTACAGCGACATCGTTAGAAATGTACATGCATTTACCACAACTCAGAACAACTCCAACGTTAGAGGTTTCAGCAGCAAGTCACTTTGTTGAGCAAAGAACTGGTGCTGTGCCGACATCCGTATCTCTTGGTACTGGTGGATGGTCAACTGGTCGTATGGCAGTTATTGTTTTTGCTTTATCTTCTATGGTAGCTGGTGGAGCAGGAAACTTAAGAAGCAATAATACTGGTGCCTTCTTAGCATTATCTGCAGAGCTATAAGATATAATTGGGTTATGGCTTTAGACTTTCCAAGTAATCCATCTGACGGACAGACATATGACAATTATGTTTGGTCTGGTTCTAAAGGCGTATGGCTTAGCAAAAAAGAGCAAACACCTATTGCTATTACTTCTCCCACACTACCGTCAAATCCTAAAAATGGAGATCTCTGGCTTAATACTTCTAATGGTTTAGTTTTTGCATATTATGATGATGGGACATCTTCTCAATGGGTAGAGGTTTTGGCTTCTTCGTTACCCCCATCAAATCAGGTAATGCTTGCAGGAACGATTACTCAAACTGCAAGATCAAGTGCTCCAGACGGATGGTTGCTTTGCGAGGGACAGGCTATATCTAGAACACAATATGCACGATTGTTTAATGTTATTGGAACCTCTTATGGAGCTGGTAATGGCTCAACAACTTTTAACGTACCAAATATTAGCGGAAGATTAGTTGTCGGTAAAAATAGTGGAACATTTAATACCCTTGGATTAACCAATAGTGTGCAGGATGAAAACGTCACATTGACAGCCGCACAAACAGGCGTGGCAGCACACTCTCACCCAAATACATTATCCGATCCAGGACACTTCCATAATACAAGTCACAGCCATACAGTTGGTGATCACGCTCACGGTCAGTTGGTAACACACACAGGTGCAGGTGGCTCTGCTATTCGTCGTGACTATAAGTCCGATGGTTCATCTTTTACATATCCACAAGGAGCAGGAACATTCGGTGAAGGTGGACTAACTACCTCTACAAATAATCCACAGTCAGATACTAAAACAGCAAACATAACTCTGGTAAATCAAAATAGTGCACCAATCAATGCATCTGCATCGCACACTAATCTTCAACCATACATAGTTCTAAATTACATGATTAAGGTATAATAAAATTATGGCTCTTGATTTTCCAGCAAACCCCGTAGATGGTCAGGTATTTGGCTCCTATGTGTGGTCAGCCTCAACTGGAGTGTGGAAAGCAAAAGAAGAGCAGGCACCAGTAACAATTACATCACCAACTGTACCCACAACTGGTCAAGATGGAGATCTCTGGTTTAACACATCAAACGGATTAATTTTTGCCTACTACTCTGATGGAACGAGTGGTCAATGGGTGGAGGTGCTTTCTTCTGCAGTGCCAACCATTAGTGAAATTGTTCCATCTGGAACTATTGTCCAAAGTGCTGGAATTAGTGCACCTGATGGATGGCTTTTGTGTGAGGGGCAAGCTGTGTCAAGAACACAGTATTCAAGGCTATACACTGCCATTGGAACGCTTTATGGATCTGGTGATGGTACGACAACGTTTAACGTACCAGACCTCAGAGGAAGAGTGCCAGTTGGTAAAAATTCTGGCACCTTTAGTGCAATTGGTTTAACTGGCGGTACTGAGTCTGTTACACTTACCGCTGCACAATCTGGATTACCAGCACACACACATCCTAACACATTATCTGATCCTGGGCACTTCCACAATACTAGCCACAACCATACTATTGGTAGCCACTCTCACGGCCAGGTAGTTACTGCTAACTCTGGTGGTCCAGCTGTTCGTCGAGACTGGTCTTCTGACGGATCCTCCTTTACGTATGATCAGGGTGCAGGAACGTTTGGTTCTGGAACATTGACAACATCAACACCAAACCCACAAAGTGATACAAAAACAACTGGTATTACAATATCAAATGCTAATAACACTGCAGCAAATGCTACTCAGGCACATACCAACCTTCAACCATACATAGTTCTTAACTACATGATTAGGGTATAATATTACTATGGAAGAATTAACTAGAGAACAAAAATTGGCACTGCCACCAAAAGTATTTTTAGACATGGAGGGGGCACCGACACTTAATGGTGTACCCCCAATCGATAATCCTAGAGCATACAACATGACAGACGAGGAAGCTCTTGAATGGAACGAAAAAAAGGCTCTTGGTTTGGTTGGTAAGCCTACTAAAGAGGATATAGAGTACGAACGTCGAATGAAGTATTGGGAAAAGTCAGATCCACTATTTTTCAGCTGGCAGCGTGGAGAATCTACAGAACAGGAATGGTTAGATGCTGTTCAGGCAATTAAGGAAGAACTTCCATATCCTGAGCAATAAGATATACTTATATTATGCCTCTTGATTTTCCGAGTAGCCCAGTCGATGGACAAGTATACGACAACTATTACTACGATGCCGCTATGGGTACTTGGCGAGGGTATGGAGTAGTGACTCCATTAACACCACCAGGAATTATATCTCAGTATGCAGGCAGTGTTGCACCTACTGGGTATTTGATGTGTGATGGTCAATCTTTGTCTACCACGGCATATCCAGCATTGTTTCAAGCTATTGGTTATCAATATGGCGGATCTGGGTCAAACTTTAATGTTCCTAACTTGCAGAATCGTGTACCAGTTGGAAAAGGGTCTGAAACCGAATTTGACACTCTTGGAGAGGTTGGCGGTAGCAAAACTCATACGCTAACTGTGAATGAGATGCCCTCCCACACTCACATACAAGACTCACACAATCATACGCAAAATTCACACACACACGGTTTTAACGTAGATGGTTTTACTACGCTAGGTCTTGGCTATGTAGGTAGAAGCGGTCTTGCAGGCGGAGGCTCTAACTCTGCTGCAGACTTCAACAGAACAACAACTGCAACAACTGGTGCAACTGCTACTAATAATGCTACAACAGCAACTAATCAAAATACTGGTGGTGGTTTGGCACACAACAACTTGCAACCATACATTGTTCTTAATTACATTATTAAGACCTAGGGTATAATTAGAACATGGCTTTAGATTTTCCCAGTAATCCAGTTAATGGTCAGGTTTACGATAATTTTATTTATGATGCCTCTAAGGGTACGTGGAAATCGCTTTCTTCGGGGGCATCTCCAAACTACCTTGTCAATCCCACAATCACTAACGCTGTAATTACTGCTACAGCACCAACATCATCAACAGTACCACTGACAGTTAACGGTGCAACGTCACAATCTGCAAATCTGCAAGAATGGAAGAATAGCTCTGCAGTAACCGTTTTAAGTGTAAATAATCTTGGTGAAATATCTGCACCATCAATTAGTACAACAGGGTTAAATATAAACAGAACAGATGCTTCATCAGAAGGTGGACAAATAAGTCTTAGAAGATCAATAGATAACGCTAATTATTGGAATATTGACGTTAGTGGAAACACCACAACACCATCATTAAGATTTTTCCACGACATTGCTGGATACACTCCAGGACTAATTATTGACTCATCTGGTAGACCATTAACTCCAAACAGACCAGCATTTTGTGCCAGAGGTGTTTCTAATACTGGTGGTGGAGATAGAACATTGCTGTTTAATCAAACAATTGACTTTAATGTTGGTTCACATTACAATTCATCAACTGGTAGATTTACAGCACCAATAGCTGGAATATATTTTTTTGAGTTTCACTTGTTTGCAACAGCAGGTTCACGATATTTGGGAAACATATCTAAAAATGGTGCTGGATGGCAAGAATATACCCAGGAGCAGCCAAATGGAGCAGGAACGTCCCAAGGCTACGGATCTCTTGATGGCAAGATTGTGATTAGTTTGGCAGCAAATGATTATGTTACCGTAACTGCTACGGCAACTATTCTTGGAACATCTAGTATTTATACCAGCTTTTCTGGTTATCTGGTTGGTTAGTGTATAATAAAAAATATGGAAATTAAAATTGCATTAACAGAGGCGGAAACAAAAGCTCTTGCTTATGTTGCATATGACATACAAGAGTGGGCTGAAAACGCTATTCATGAACGTGCCCGACTTGCTATGGAAGAAATTTTTCAAACTGAAGTGCAGCGTATGCTTGCCGATCCTAATACGACCGAAATTCCAGCAGATCGTGAAGCGGTTGTTCTGGCTGCAAATATTAAGACTGCCGCAGAACGTCAAGCGGAGGCAGAGCTAAATGGCACTGGACTTTCCAGCTAATCCAGTAGACGGTCAGGTCTTTGGGTCGTATGTTTGGCTAGCATCTAAATCTGTATGGCAGGCTCGTGAAGAATCTGCGACTGTAGCGGTAACATCACCAACAGCACCAGCAATAGCTAATAATGGAGACATCTGGTATAACACTAGTCGTGGTATTGCGTACGTCTATTATGATGATGGAACTAGTTCTCAGTGGGTAGAAATTGTTACATCTGGTGTTCCCTCGCTTGAGGAGGTTATGCCAACTGGTAGCGTTATTCAAACTGCAAGAGCAACTGCACCAACTGGATGGGCATTGTGTGATGGATCACCATTATTGGTTGCAAATTATCAAGCATTATTTAACGCTATTGGCTATTCTTATGGAGGTTCTGGTAGTACCTTTAACCTTCCTAACCTTAAAGGAAGGGTTCCGGTAGGAAGAGACTCTTCTCAAACAGAGTTTGATACTCTTGGAGAAACTGGTGGTATTAAGTCAACATCATTAAATAGCACCCATATTCCTCAACACAGCCACTCTATTGATCACGACCACGCTTCATTTACAACTGCATCTGGTGGTGGACACGTGCATACATACTTTATGGATGATGGTGCTTCTATTTATGGTGGGGCAACAAGGGTTCAGGCAATTCAATATGACGCAACAAGTAGTAATGCTGGTAATGGTGGTCAGTTTAATACTGGTGGTACTGGAAACCATACACATGATATTGATGTACCAGCCTTTATCGGAACATCGGGCAATTATGGATCAGCTTCGGTTACACCAGTTTCTGCTCTTCAGCCGTACATCGTAATGAACTACATCATTAAGGTATAATAATTGTATGGCACTTGACTTTCCTTCCAATCCATCAGATGGTCAGATATACGATAACTATTATTGGGATGCTGATGCTGGTGTTTGGAATTCACTTGGGAATTATGATATTCCAAACATTTTGAGTAATGGAGTATTTACTGCTTCTTCTGGAACAACTGTGCCATTAACAGCAGTCGGTGCTAGTGGACAGTCTGCAAACCTACAAGAATGGAAATCTTCTGCTGGAAGCACTCTTGCAAGTATTAACGCATCTGGTGGCTTGAGTTTGGGTACTGCTCTTTCTGTACAAAATGGTGGTACTGGAGCTACCTCGCTAACTTCAGGAGCATATTTAAAAGGAACTGGATCATCAGCAATTACAGCTCAAACAGGAATACCTGCAGCTGATCTTACAGGAACTATAGATAGTGCAAGGTTGCCAACTGTTCCAGTTTCTATTGGGGGTACTGGTGCAACAACTGGATCTGGCTTGGTTACCATTATTCCAACTAGTGCTACTATGTCATCTGGAACTGTTACAAGAGATACGACAACGGGAAGAGTAACATTTTCTGGCACAGGTGGAATTATTCTAAACGGTGTATTTTCTAATACATACACTAATTATGTTGTAAAGATTGAAATGACTGGTACAAGTCAGCCTAACGATTATGTTTATTGGAGATTTACTCAAAATGGTTCGTACACCACTGTTGCTGCATACTATGGTGGTGCAGCATACAACCAGGGAACAACTTTGGCGACATTTCAGAGCAACCAGGGAACAGCTTATGTTAGTATGGGTTATGCTGCAGCTACAGGCGGCAACACTTATTCGATAAACGTATTTGCCCCATACAACACTGCTGGTGGAAACAGGCCAACCGTAACATTTCATTCATGCTATGAAAACACATCTGTTTGGGGTAGCTCTAAATGGAACGGTGGAGCCACGTTTGATGGATTTTGGTTTTACCCTGCAGGTGCAGGAACAATTACAGGGAATGTGACGGTATATGGACAACGATAATTTCTTTTACATTACTGAAGATCTTGACAAAACTATTTTAGAAGATCATCCAGAAAAATTGCCATCTCCAGATGAAATTTTTGCTGCAAAAGAAGCGGCACTTAGGGCTGCAATTGTAAAACTCGAAAAGCTTGGACTTACAGAAGAAGAGGCAAAAGCAATAGTTGGCCTGTGATAAACTGGACTAGGAGAACTAATGACCGTAACTTCTAATGCCTACGCCGAAAAAGTCTTTTCTGAGCACCCAATTGCTCTGTGGCCTCTTGACGAACAGTCGTACTATGTGTCATTAATTTCTGAGAATCAAAGAACTATTTCTTTAGCTAATGGCTGGACCATAACTGGTGCCACCCCAGGTATTTATGGCGGTATTGCAGGAGAGTCAATGCCGTTACCAGTATTTAGCAATAGTGTAAGAAACAAGTTTACACTAGGAGCAGATCCAGATACCCCAGCTCTAATTTCTATTGAAAGTCCAGTATTTGTAACAGATGTAGACCAAACTAATCCAGAAATAGGCAATATTTCTGTCGGTGCATTCTTTTACCCATTTAGTGAGGTTGTAGATGTTTCTGTTGGTATTGAGTACACGGACAACTCCACAGGAACACCAGTTCCAAACCAAAGGTTGACTCAGGCATATCACATTGACAATGCAGAGCAGTGGGCATTCTTATCTGGGGTGTTCGATCTGCCAAATGATTTTTCAGATCTCAAGATAGTTTTTGATATCAGTATTGCCAACCCATCTGAAAGCGATAACGTACTTATTCATGGCATCACTCTTGGGCAATGGTCTGAACAGTTTCAGGTAGAGTCACTTGGAATTATTCCACAGGAGCTACCAGCATCTATCGTAGTCGATGGCGTTGGTGCTGCTGCATCTGTGTATGGATTGCAGGATGCAAGCGGATACTACATGGTTCGCAACAACTCTTTGTGTGCTAAAAATTCTGGACTGCCAATGGTTTTTGGTGCAGAGAACAGCACAGTGATTACGCCAAACAACGAGGTAGTTGTTGACGAATTAGTCACACACCCATCTATGATTTTGCCAGGGTATGGATTCATGAATCAAAATGGACAGTACTCAGAACTAACACTAGAGATGTGGCTAAGCATTCAGTCTTCTTCAACAGTGCCACAACGTATTGTTGGACCAGTATCGTCTGAGGATGGACTATACGTAAACGATTCATTCCTTGTCTTAAAGATTGGTGATTACTTTGGATCTTACTATGTGGGTGAATGGGATCGGCCAATGCTTGTAGCAATTAGGGTTTCTTCTACTCAGGCAGAGCTAGTGATCAATGGTGAAGAGGTTATCACTCTTTTGCTTGACCCTGCATCTGTCGTCTACCCTGCAAAAAATAACGAAGAAGGTCTTGATCAAGATTGGATTGGTTTCTATGCCTACAATGATGTTCCAGTTATTCTCGTAGACTGTGTAGGTGTTTACCCATACAAGGTTCCCAACATTGTACAAAAGCGTAGATGGGTTTATGGTCAGGGTGTAGAGTCGGTAGAGAGCATCAGTGGATCAAACCTTGGAACAACTGTAGCTATTGACTACACGTTTGCAAACTATGCAAAGAATTATCTATATCCAGACATTGGTAGATGGAACCAGGGGGTACAGGAAAATATTGTAGTAGACACCACAACTATGTCTTTACCACAATACAGCCTACCTACACTATCTTTTACAGATAAGACACTAGATCAGTGGCATCA